GAATACAAGATACTATGTCTAATTGTTTAAAAGGTAAACGTATAGCTAATAGAGAAGTTAATAATAATATTGAATATCAATGTATAAAATCTATGGCTGAAATAGAAATTTACATGGGATCTAAATCTATTAAAAAACTTATATTAGAATAATATGTGGTGTGTAATCTGGAAACAGAAAGATCTATATAAGATGTTTACAAATGTAATATTTGAATCTGAAAAAAAAGCTACTGAATTTAAGAATCAACAGAAGTCTATGCGAAAAGCTCACGATTGTAGAGCTGTACCCTATATGTACAGTTATTTTAATGGAATGGTTAATTTAGACCATTTAAATAGCTCTGAGAAGCCACAGGATAGCTAAATAGACCACATTCGGTATCATTGGGTATAATATATTTAAAGGCTGTGTGCGTAGCTCTATGACAGTTTATTGCCTGTTTCAACAAAATGTTCTGATTCTAGCTCAGCTAAAGCTCCACGCATTAAATCTATAGCAAATTTTTTATTATTATAGTTAGACGCTATCTGCATTACATTAGATACCAAAGCAACTTGTGCTGCATCTATAGTATTACCTTTAAGTAAATCAATAGTTACAGTATCAGCAATGTTATCAAATAAATTTATTACTTCTTTGTTTGATATTTTTCTTGATTTAAATATATCTCTTAAGCATATTATTGTTTTCATAAGTAAATGTTATTATGAAATTCGGAAGCTCACACCTCACATAAAAAAAAGTAAACACCAAGTAGAGTAAACCATGACAGGTGTATAATACTATTAAACCTTACTGGACTACTTGATGCTTACTCACATGATCTTAATCAGCAGCAGGACTTTAGCTTTAAATTGTTAAGTCTAAGACTGAAATTATCAATTTAAATACAGGTTACTAGCTTACCTATTTGTCTAGAACAAATTCTTTTATCTGTAGGCGTACTCAATTCAAAGTTTTATTCATACGCCTACAGTTCACAACAGATGTAGTTACATACTACGTGTTAATTATTAAAAGGTAAATTAACTTAACCTATTAAAACTGGTCATCAAAATCATCTGACGGTTTAGACGGCTGTGCTGTCTTTGTACCAGATGGTTTGTCGCCAACCATTCTAATGCTTCCTGTAAATCGAGGTATTACAACCTCAGTTACAATTCTGTTTTGATCGTTAGAATCTTTAAACTGTCTAGTTTCTAATTCACCTTCGACATATAATAAAGTTCCACTCTTGGCATACTTTTGCATAGTATCTGCAAGTCTTGGATCCCACACTACAATTTTATGCCATGTAGTTTTCTCTTGCCATTCACCATCTTTAGTTTTGTATTTTTTATTAGTAGCTAAAGATAGGTTAGCAAAAGACTCACCTTTTTTAGTTTGTTTTATTTCTGGATCTGCTCCCAGTCTTCCTATCAACATTACTTTGTTTATCATTGTTTAACTCCTTTGTATTGATTACGGTTATGTTAGTTGGTTTAGCATCAAACTTAGCTTTCATTTCTTGTACATATTTGTTGTTATCAAACAAACCAAGAAACACATCAGCACTGATACCAAGATGACTAAAACCTTTGGTCATAGCATCTGTCATTGCTTTCTTTGGTGCTTCATCATCTAGTCCACCATTCTTTTTGTACAATGCTTGTACTGAAGATACTGGGCCAAATTGATTCCATTCTAAGCTAGGTTCTTTTCTGTATCTTATTGTTACTTCTGCAAACACATTTTTATCTGTGTATGTATAATCAACATGATAAGCCCAACCTAAACCTACTGGACCAAACATACCAGTCATAACTTGTATCTGATACATTGGATCTATAGTAGTTAGTTCTTTACCACCAAACTTTGTAAATGCTTTTGTGTATTTAGGATTAGTATTTTTTACTTGATCCCATATCCAAAAGTGTTCTTCTTTTCCTGTTCTCATTATATACCTTTCTGTGTGTATTGATTATTAATATGAGTTTTACTTACTATATAAACATATGCAGAACGCTTACTTGCATTCTTACGTTTATCTTTTCTTTCTATCTTATCTTGTTTATATAATTCAGTTACTCTTGGTCTTACAGTAAATGAAGATAATCCTAATAGGTCAGCTACTTCATCTGCTGTTGCTCCAAAGTTACCTTTGTTTGCAATAACATTAAATACTTTAGCTCTTATAGTATCAGCACCTTCTTTTAATAGTTCGGCAGCTTCTACTGAAGTATCAACTTTCTGACTGCCTGGTGAGTAAGGGTATGATTTCTCTACCATTGTTATGCTCCTTTATCTGTTCGTTAAAATTATTAAAGTCAACAAAATCTGGTGGTGGTGTTTTAGTTTGTACTAAATGCCAAAACAATATTTCAACAGATTCTAATTGATTTTGAAATTCTTTATCTGGTGTTACTTCAACAAGTCCCCATTTCATATTACCAAAGAACATAGATAAATACATTTTATCTGCACCATATATCATAAGGTAATGTTGTATTTGTGCTTTGTATTTTTCTGCTGTTTTGATTTCATTAGTAAAAGCGTTAGTATGTTTACATTCTAGTAATGCTTTTTTTTCTTGAAGGACACCATCTATATTGCAATACATAAATGGATATTTTTTAGATTTAATAAATACTTGTTCACCTACAACTTTAATACCTGTTTGTTTTTCAAACCAGCGAATATTAAAATCTTCGGTATGCACTCCCATTTGTACTGGTAAAACATTTGAGAGATCATCTGATTCTTTCTCTCCAATTTTTTCTAAATACAAATCGTGCCAATCACCATTGTATAACCTGGTGGCATCTGATCCTCCAATACCTGTTTTACGATCAAAGTCTTTGTTCATTTAGTCCTTTCTGTTTTATTCTTTATGGAAATTCATTCTGTTATCTGGAGATTCTACATTCTTATGATTCTTTTTTTCTATATCTTTAATCATATTATATATTTCAGTATAAATCCATTTAAGTTCTTGAACTCCTAACAAACCTGCAACTGTTTTAATAGTATGCATTCTTTTTTGTTGTAAAGCTCTATGTTTATTTTTAGATTGTATTTCTTGTATTTCTTCATTTTGTTCTGCCATCTTTACTCCTGTATATATTTCGGAAGCTTAAACCTACACGAGTTGCACCCTTTCGTTTTATGTCTTCCCATTTCTTTTTTTCTTGTTGATTGTGTTTTCTTCTAAGACTATCTAATTGTTTTAATATTTTTGGATCTATCTTACCTGCAAACAATTTGGTAGCAAAGTCTGTATATATATTATCATTATACTCAATATTTTTATAAAATTTAAGCAATGACATATACCAAGCTTGTTGTCTAACGTGATAAGGTGTGTAGTCTATTTCAACTTTTGGTTTCTGTTTTTTCATTTGTAGATGTTCTTTCTCCTAAACCTTCTAGTGCTGCTTTAACTTTAATTTTATCTGCATCTAATTCTTTAAATTCAGATTTAATTTTTGTTAAATAATGTACAGCATCTAACAGTTCTTCGATTGTTTCATCTACCCATTCGGAAGTAGGTCTTTTGTTATCTGACATAGTTTTTCCAAATTTTTCCATGCCTTGTATATGTCTATCAATTGTTTTTTTAATTACGTCATTGACAATAGGATCGTCTGTTATATCACCAGGATTAAATTCTGGATTAACTGCCATGTTTTACCTCTTTCTTTTGTACTATAATTTCGGCATCAAGTGCTTCTGCCCAACAACAGAACAACCAGCCGCTTGGTTTTCTTATACCACACTCCCATTTTGATACAAGTCCTTTAGCTACTCCTAATATTTCATCCATTTCTAATTGTGATATACCCATATTTTTTCTTATCTTAACAAATTGGGGTATTACTTGATTATGAAATTGTTCACCTAGTGCCTTATTTGTCATAATTACTAGGTATATGTATATTTCGGTAGCTGTCAACTACATATAGTAGTGCTATTCATTACACTATTAGGAATAAAATAACCTAATGGTTTCTTTGTATATTCTGCTATTTTACCTAATTTAGTTATTGATACTTTGTTGGTAGCTCTTTCATATTTTTGAATTTGTTGGAAAGTACAACCTGCAGCTTTAGCTAATTCGGTTTGAGTCATAACTCTATGTTCGAATGTAGTATGTCTAGCATGTTTAATTTGTTTACCAATATAAGTATAAAGTTCTTGTTCGTTATACATTTCCTTTTCTCCTTGATGCTTCTAATGTTCTCCATATTTCTATTTTCATTTCGGCAGTTCTTCTTTTGTTTTTTAATTTAAGAAGATCTATATTGAGAGCATTAATTGTTTTAATTGAATTAACATAACTTTCGGAAGCGTAAAAATTTTCAATAGCTTTTGATACAGCTACATCAGATTGATTTACATAACTACCTTTGTAATGTTTAATCATATCTCGCTGATACTCTACCTCTGCCATATGTTCAGCAAAGGTAGTATCAGTTTCAGCTAGATAATTTATTTCATTATCTATATCCATATTACTTACTTTCTAATTGTAGAAACTCTTTAGGTGCAGCTACTGGTACACCAGAAGCTTTGAATGTTTGACCTAAATGTTTCCATACATCTTTTATATCTCTACCAGAATATAAAACATTTTTAGCTTGTTCTTCAAGTAAATCTAAATCATGTTTTACTTTAAACTTAGGTAGTTTTTCTACTGACTTTTTAGTTTCTTGTTTACATGCCATTAATAATATAGATGAAACATCATCATAATCTTTAATGCTTATATCCATTCTATCTCTATAACTATTTTTCCATCCTCTAATAGAAGCCCATGATTCAAGTTTTTGTTCAAGCTCTATTTTCTTATTTGTTTTAGCTGCAAACAATTTAGATTCATAAGATTCTTTTTGTTCTTGAAACTTTT